GAGGCGCTCCGGGCTACCGCGGCCAGCCTTCCTGCCAGCCAACAGGCCAGGATCCAGACTGCGCAAGCCGAGGCAACGAGCGCGGGCATCGGAGAGATCGGCGAGAAGCTGGTTCAGATGGCCCAGATCTTCGCGGATGCGCAGGGCGGCGACGTGATCGTGAGCGTTGACGGCGAGGCCATCGCCTCTGCCGGCAGGCGCGCTGACAGGCTCGCGGCAGAGCGCAGCTTCTCGGCCGTGCCGGTCTACTAGGAGGCGCGATGCAAGGCGACACGGCAACGGGACAGCGGATCACGCTCCTGAACCACGAGACCGACGAGCTGATCGAGGTTCCGATCCGTCCTGACATCCTCTCTGAGCAGGTCGAGGTCAACTACTCTCGCGCCACCGTGATCGGGCTGACGCACCAGCCGCTTCAGTACCTTGGGACTGCCAACCGCAAGATCCCGAGCATCACCTTTCAGGTGGATCAGCATTTCGCAGGAGAGGGCGAGGACATCGAGACGCTGCGCAACTTTCTGATGGCAGCGACCGTCGAAGAGGAAGGCCGGGCTGGCCCTGCCAGGATCACGATGGTCTGGCCCAAGGCAATGACCTTCACCGGCGTGATCACCAGCCTGCGGATCTCGCGTGAGCGGTTCGGGTCAGATGGCCGGGTGACCGGCTACTCTGCCACCGTGACGTTTGAGGAGTGGGTGCCTGAGCGCCGCACCGCAGACGCCTACAGGCTGGGGGTGTACTGATGCCGCCTGGAGCCTCTTCGCGCTACATCTTCACGCAGGGCGTCATCGAGGGCGACGATACGTTTCTCACCGACCGCGTACCGTTCCGCTACCGCGATCTGGACGACAACCGGATCCATATCGCGAAGGCTGGCGACACCTTCGACGGCCTGGCCGGCTTCTACTTTCGAGGCATGCCGAGGGCCTGCGGCTTCTGGTGGGCCATCGCTGACTTTCAGCCGATCCCGGTTGTGGATCCGACCGTAGCAATCGAGCCGGGAACGCGAATCGTGATCCCGTCCGTCCGGGTGCTGACCACGGTCATCCTCGGAGAGCGGCGACGGCGTGAGCATGGCTGAGCGCTACCGACCGGGCATCACCGTTTCCGTCCTGGACGGCGCCGGCCAGGTTGTGAGCCGCTCATCCGATGCGATCCGCGACCGCGTGATCAACTTCACCTATCAGGACAACGACCAGAAGGCCGACCGGGCCACGCTGTCGCTGATGAACCGCGATCTGGCGCTGTTCGAGCAGGGCGACGATGTTCTCGGCGGGACCGAGCTGGAAATCTCATGGGGCTACCCTGGCGCGTTTGCGCCGCCCCGCAAGGTGATCATCAAGCGGATCACGGGCGGCGAGATGCTACAGGTCGAGGCCCTGGCCGAGTCCGTGCAACTGCACCGCGAGACCAAGAGCCGGGAATTCGTCGGCTTGAGCCGCTCCAAGGTGGTCGAGCAGATCGCCACCGAGGCTGGATACGTCGGGGCGTTCGCCGACATCGAAGACACCGAGGAGATCTACGAGATCATCACCCAGAACAACGAGACCGACGCCGCGCTGTTAGCCAGGCTCGCGGCTCGCGAGGGTTTCCTGTTCTACGTGGACGACACCGGGCTTCACTGGCACCGACGACGGTTCGATGCCGCGCCGTCGCACATCTTGGAGTGGCGCGGCGGCGACGCCGGCAACGTTGAGAGCTTCGCGGTCGAGAGTAACCTGATTCGCCGCGTCGGGCGGGTGAAGGTCCGCTCGCGTGATGCCCTGGCCAAGACCGACATCGAGGCGACCGCAGACAACGACACGGCCGAGCGCGACACCCTTGGCGACGTTCGCGAAGTCCTGGCGATTTCGCCAGAGACCCAGACCGAGAGGCGGTACAAGGTCAACGCCACCGACGTGGTGCGCCCAAGCTCGGCATCGACAGAAAAGCGCGCTGTCCGAGAAGCGCAGGCCAGGTTTCGGCGAGCGGAGAGGGAGACCGTGCAGCTTCGGATGCGCGTCATCGGCGATCCGACCATCCGGGCGAAGAGCATCGTGGAGGTTCGCGGTCTTACGGCCATGTTCGACGGGCCCTACTACGTGCGCGAGGCCATGCACCAGATCGACGCATCCGGCGGCTATCGGGTGGATCTCAAGCTGATTCGAGACGCGAAGGGGAAGCTGGCGCAGCAGACGCTAACCGAACAGCAGGGCGGCGACCGCAACAGGCAAGAGGCGCAGCAACCCGGAACCGTAACCCGGCGCGAGACCGTGGATCCTGAGCACCCGCACGATGAAACACGCGGCCGGATCGAGTACGTTCGCAGCGGCCAGGTGGTAGGATACGAAGACCCAGAGGCCCTGAGCAGCGTTCCAGGTGGCGGCAGATGAGCGATCCATTCGACGACCGCAACGCGGCAGACGCCCGAACCAACGGGATGGTCGTGGGCGTGGTGACGGATCGGCAAGATCCGCTCAAGCTCGGACGGATCAGGGTTCGCGTTCCCGGGCTGTTCGACGACGGAACGCCATGGGCAAAGCCGCTGACGGTCGGGGGCGGCACGCGCAACACCGGGCTGTTCTTCGTGCCAGAGATCGGGGCCGAGGTCGCCGTCTGGTTCAACCAGGGCGATCCTGACGAGCCATACTACATGCCCGCCCATTGGGGCCTTCCTGGCGGGCAGAGCGAAGTGCCGAGCGAGGCGTTCCCCGGCGAGGCCGGCGCAGACGCAGAGCCAGACAACCGCGTGATCGCTGTGCCAGGCTTCCGCATCGAGATCGACGCCACGGAAGGGCAGCGCAAGTTGCGCCTGACCAACCAGAAGACCGGCGACAACATCACCCTGGATCAAGAGGACAACTCGATTCTGATCCAAGGCACGACAAGCGTCTTGATCCGCGCAGAGGGCGAGGTTGAACTCGACGCATCCATGATCACCATCGGCGGCCGCCCTGTTCGGATCGGCGTCGAGGAGCCCATCTGATGGCAGCCGATCCACCGTTCGACGTGTCGCTTCCGGTCGACTTCCCTGATGTTGGCGATTTCGTCTGCCAGCGGTTCGAGTTGCCCGACATCTGCGAGATTCTGATGCCCGGCGGGCTCAGTATCGCGGCGCCGAACGTGCTCGAGTTGATCCAGCCGGCGCTCACCCCGCTGGCCCCGATGTTCGCGTTCATGGAAGCCGTGGTCCAGGTCAAGAACTGCATCGAGGCAGCGGTCGAGGCGATTTCTGACCTGGACCCTGGGCCGCTGATCGATTGCGTGCCAGGCCTGGCGCAGCGCGTGGACAAGCTGCTGTCGATGCTGCCGCAGGCCAGTATCCCGCTGATGGCCGTTGACCTGCTGGATTGCGCCCTGGCGATTCTGGCGAGGCTGCGCTCGACGCTGGTCTCGATGCTGGATCAACTGGCGCGCATCCAGCGCACGCTCGAGCGGGCTGCGGAGCTCGATGACGCGCGCCTCAACCTGCTGGCGATATGCGCATCTGACCGGCTGGCCGACACGCTGAGCGACGAGATGAAGGGCCTGATCGTGGTCGGCCGGATCATCGGTCTCGTGGCGTTCTTCCTGGGGCTCGCTGGGGTTGATGTCGATGTCCCCGACTTCGAGAGCGTCTCGAGTCTTCCGTTGGCCGATCTGCTGGAAGCCATCGATGCGCTGGTCGAGGCGCTCGGCGTGATGCGAGACGCGATCCCGGTGCCGGAGTAGGAGACGGCGATGGCTGCGGACACCCTGATCGGCTTGCTCACCCCGCTGCAACGCGATGGCGCCAGAGATTTCGCGTCGGGCACCGGGGATCGCCTGTCAGTGAGCAAGATCAGGCAGGTGCTCGGGACCGCGATGGGAGAACTCCCCTGGCGTACCTCATTCGGCGCAGGCATCCCGCGGCTTCGCTTCCGCACCAATGACGAGGTGCTCGCAGAGCAAGCGCGCGTGCGCGCCGTCGATGCGCTGGCCAAGTGGGCACCTTCGGTGCGCATCGAATCGGTGAGCGTGTCGAGGGACTCGACCACGGTCGCGATCCAGGTCTTCTACTCCGACGGCGGAGAGCAGCAGGTCGCAACCGTTGACGTTGGCGCGTAGGCTTGTGGTTAGGAGATCAACGTGGCCCTGCTGACGCCAGACTCAGACTACACGGATCGAGATTTCAGTTCCCTGCGGGCGCGGCTGATCGAGTTGCTCCTGTCCGTGTTCCCGAACGCGGACACGGAGAGCAGCACCTTCACCATGCTGCTGCTCGAGATGCAGGCGTTCATCGGCGACCGCCTGAGCTTCTACCTCGACGCGCTGGCGCGCGAGCGGTTCGTCCAGACTGCGCAACTCCGGCGGTCCATGATCGATCTTGGGCAGCACTACGGGTACACCCTCGACGGCGCAGTTGCAGCAACCGCAGAGGTCACGATCACCGCCGATCAAGCCGCGCAGGCGGACATCGCAATCCCGGCAGGGACGGTCATCAAGACGCGGGCCGTGACTGATCCGGTCGTCTTCCAGACCCTCGAAGATGCGACCATCGCCGAGGGAGGGCTTTCCGCGTCCGTAGATGTCGAGCAGTCCGAGAGCCACACGCAGACCTTCACCGCTTCCGGCGTGGCGTGGGAAGAGATCTACCTCGGGCGAAGCCCATACCTGGACGATTCCGCCGAGGTTTCGACCGTGGCCGGCGCATGGGCCCAGGTGTCCAGCTTCTTGTCGAGCGGGGCGAGCGACCGCCATTTCCGCGTGTTTGTTGATGAGCAGGACCGCGCCATGATCCGCTTCGGCGACGGCACACGCGGCGCCAAGCCGAGCGGCACCGTGACCGTGGCGTACAAGACCGGCGGCGGAGTCGACGGCAACGTTGAGGCTGGCGCGATCACGGTCATCCAGGGCAGCTTCGCCGATGTCGAGGGTCAGAGCGTGCGCCTATCCGCGTCCAACGCTGCGGCCGCTTCCGGCGGCGCGGATCGCGAGAGCATCGAGACGGCGCGACTTGCGATCCCCGAGTCAATCCGGACTACCGACCGATCAGTCACCCGCGAGGACTTCGAGATCAACGCTCGCCTGGTGCCTGGCGTTGCGCGAGCCCTGATGGTCACCAGCAACGAGGATTCCGCGGTTGAGGAGAACGCAGGCGTGATCTACGTCGTGCCGGATGGCGGTGGCACGCCTACTCAGTCGCTGCTCGACGACGTGGAGACGATGGTCACCGAGACCAAGCCGCACACCCTCACGTTTCTGGTCGAGGTGCTCGGCGCGATCTACCGCACCGTGGATATCCAGGTGGAGGTCACGTTCGCAGATGGCGTATCGGTCTCGGCGGCGCGAGACGAGATCCGCGATGCGCTCACAGATCACTTCGCCATCTCCGACGACGACGGCGCGCCGAACACGGCCGTGGGCTTCGGGCTCGACATGGACGGCCAAGAGGTAGCCTGGTCCGACGTGTTCAACGTGATCCGCGATCTGGCCAGCGTACGGAAGATCAACGCCTCCGGCCTGTTGCTCAACGGCACGGCCGAGGATGAGGCCTTGCTGGTGCGCGAGTTTCCGATTCTCGGCGACGTGACCGTGATCAACGCGGCCACCGGGCAGGAGGTCTGATGCCGATCTCCAACGGCTCATTCGAGGACGCCGGAAGCCGCTCAGGGGTTCCTCTCGGCTGGACGATCACGGCCTATACGTCTGTCGAGGAGGTCGCTTCCTTCGGTTCGCCTGCCGTTGGGTTCGAGGACTTCGCCTGGGCGACCGACACCGACGACCTACAGGCCGCTACGTGGCTGTGGGAATTGGCGTTGTTTGACCTGGTGCCAGAGGCTGCCGAGGACTTCGCCGAGGGGTGGGCAAACGATGTCTATCTCCACGAACTGACCGACGCAGTGGCCGAGCAGGCCCTATTCGATGGCGAGAGCGCCGAATCGTTCGAGGACGGCTGGAGCAACGACTCGCCATACGAGCAGGACTTCGACGCTGTGCCGCTCGGCACATGGCCAGAAGGCCCGGAGTCTTGGACGCTGACCTACGGCCGAGACTTCGATGCTGACGTGGCTTCGGATATCCTGGTGTTCGACGATCCGACCACACCACAAGAGGAATCGTTCGAGGATGGATCGTGGCCTGAACTCGAGGTCCTGTAGGAGATATCGATGGCGCTTGCAGACTGGACCGAATTGGACGACTCGCTAGACGCGAGCACCCTGCGCCGCGGCGCCATCGAAGAGGGCGCGGTCTCTGGCGGCGCCCCGAACGGGGGCGGTTCGTTCATCTACGGCTTCAACAGCCTGGCGGCCGCAGAAGGCGCGGCAGGGCTGTACGTCAACGACGGCGACTTCAATCCCAACGGGTTCGGCGCGTCGATCAAGGGCTGCGTCAAGCGCGGCGCGAGCGGTGGGGTGACCGGCTGGTCGCCGTTCCTCTTCGTGTGCGCGCAGGGGCCGAGCGTCAACGACAACGCCTACCTGCTGGGTCTCGAGGACGACGACCCGCACAAGATCATCCTGCGCAAGGGCGCGTTGGTCGATGGCGTGCCGAGCGACGAGGCCGACGACGTACTCCGCTCGAGCACCGCGAGCTTCTCGAACAACACCTGGCTGCACCTCCGGCTGGACGCTGTAGTCAACGAAAACGGAGACGTGGTGCTCCGCGTCTACCAGAACGATCTCGACACCAATCCAGTCACGGCTCCAGTGTGGGAGGCCATCGAAGGCATGGACGAGTTCGTCGACGACGCGCTCGGGATCAACAGCGGATCGTTGCCGTACACCAGCGGTCGGATCGGATTCGGCTGCGCCGTCGAGAGCATCACCAGGCGCTCGCTGTTCGACTACCTGGACGTTCGCAGGCAGACGGGGTTCCCGGCATGAGCACGTCAACCGGCGCGCGCGGTCGCTTCGATTCGCGGATGCTGCGATCTCCGCTGCAGGTTGGCGTGTCTGACGGTAACCCGCTGCACTTCGAGAGGCTGGCCAAGGTGTCGGCAGCAGTCCGCGACAACACCGCAGCGATTGGCTCCACGCTGCTGCGCGTGTCGGTGGATCCCTGATAGGAGAGGCAGATGGCGATCACGATCTCCCACAAGAACGCGGCGCTCGGCGAGGGCCACCTGCTGCTCGAAGCGGTCCACGACTTCGTGGAGGCGACACCTGCGCGATTCACGGTCGTTGACGCGGGACTCGTAGGCAGCGACAGCGGCTGGTTCGTGTTCTCGCTTGTCGGCGGCACCGGCTGGCAGTGCTGGGTCGGGGGGCGCAACAACGCGGCCACGCCGTGGCTCAGCGCGAACACCTACGACGGCGCAGCTCCGCAGCAGTGGGGCCTGTCCTTCGCCTTCTCTCCACGAGGAGGCTGGGAGGTTGGCGTGGACGGGCCAGACGGCACCATGTTCTCCGCGGCTCCGGCCGAGGGCGCTGGCGCCATCGGCGACTACTGGCTCCGCATCCGGCCTGGAACGTTGAACGCCTACCCGAATCCGCTCGAGGCGCACTGGTTCACGGTCTGGGACGATCCGGCCGAGGGCTTCTTCGCGCTGCTCGTGGATCAGGCCCAGGACAACTCCTGGAACGACGGCTTCGGGATCTTCCCGCTCGACTCTCGCTTCCCTGGCGCGGACGATGATGAGCCGTTCGCCGTTCTCGCTGGGCGCCCGAAGAAAAGCACGTTCAGCGATTGGCTCTACGACGAGACCCATGACGCTACCTACGGCGGCGTGCTGCTTCCCGGCGACGCAGGCTCCCCTCCGACCGACTGTAAGCTCCGCCATGAGCCGTTCCGCATCCTCGACGCGCAGACGCAGCCGGATCCGGTCAATGGCAACTACGACCTGGACGCAATCGGGCTGTTCTCGAAAACCGCAGGGGCGGGCCACAACCGAGGCTTCATCAAGCCTGACTACCTGCGGCAGTCCCAGGAAAACGACGCTGCGAGGACCACCTACAACACCGGGACGTGGGTGGTGCCATACCTGAACGCCAGGATCGTGCTGCCCTGGGACAACTCGGTGCTCTAGGAGGTGATCGATGGCGCGCTACTGGATCGAAGGCAAGTCAAGCGGCGTTGGCGTCGCAAGCCTTGTGCCCGCGTTCACGATCTTCAGGAACGCAGTGACCGGGGCGGCCCCGGCCGTCGCGGCTCCGGCAATCAACAAGGTCTCGGACGCGCAATGCCCCGGGTTGCACTACTTCGACTATGAGGCCACCGAGCCGATCTACCTCGAAGTCGACATGGATCCGACCGCGGTCGGGCCGCTGACCGGCGTTGACCGATACCTGTCTCGCGTGCTCGAGCCCAGCGACGGGAACCTCGACACGTTCAGTCCGCATTTCCGACTCAAGGATCCGACGTTCAACGCGGCCGGCCGGCTGTTGACCGCAGATCTGGTCTACTATCCGAGCGCAGACGATGCGGACGCGGACACCAACGCGCTGCGCACCGTGAGCGTTACCGCCACCTACGACGATGAGGGGCGGATCTCCAGCTACGTCGCGCAGGGGAGTTGATAGATGGCGGCACGGATCGACGCCCTAGACCTCGCGCTGCGTGGTCTCGGTCAACCAAGAGGGGCCCTGCTCGTGGCCACGCTTGGGCGGATCGATGGCGGCGATCACGGGATGACCGTCTTTGATGATCGGCTCGACACCGAGCAGGGCAGGCTCGAGCCGGACGGCGCCGAGGCTTCGTCTGGCGATCATGTCGTCGTGCTCGGCTCTGATCGCGAGGGCGTCTACGGACGGCTGGCCGCTGGCGATCTGGTGCAGATTGCCCAAGACGTGGATCTCACCGACGACGAGCTGTTGCGCGTGAGCATGGCCCTTCGCACCCCAGACGACGTGCCGAGCGGGTACGCATGGAAGGCCGCGCTCTACCTCGACGACGAGGAGCACGCGAGCACCCTTGGCTGGGCAGGCAAGACGCGAGCGCTGACCGACTACGCGATTCCAGTCGCGCACCTGACCGGGGATCACGTCTTCGGAATCCGTCTGCAACTCGTGGAGGATGCAGATGGCTGAGTTCCAGATCCCAGGGCTCTACGTTGGCGCCGCGCGCTCGGTTGCCGAAGACGACCGGCCGCTGCTCATCAACCGCGACCCCGGCCCGGACGAGGCAGGGGCGCCACGAGAGCCGGTAATTTGCCTCGATCTTGTTGACCTGCAAGTTCCTGCGTCGGGCATCGATGAAGCCGCAACGTCGGTCTGGATCAACGGCGTTCTGGCCTGGGATTCGGACGCAGCGCAGGCGGGCTTCCAGGGCGCAGGTAGCGGCAGCGAGCAGGATACACGCTCCTATCGGATCTGCATCGAGCCGGAGACCACCTATCCCTCGGAGCAGGTGATCACGATCCGAGTCGCCAGCTCGACCAACGACGGATCCAGCATCGACGAGACCTACTCGTTCACCATCGAGGACTACCAGGCTCCGATCCTCGTGGCAGCCGAGGCCACCGGCCGCCGAGAGGTGACGCTCTCCTTCGACGAGTCCGTTGAGGTAACGTCCGGGACCGGGTTCTCGTTTTCGCGAGTTGGATCGCCTGGCGTTTCGCTCTCTGCTGTTTCGGCCACCGCAAGCGGTTCGGCTGTCGTGGTGGTCGTCGATCAGGACATGACGCCCACGATTCAGTACCAGGTGACGGCAACCGGCGTTGCCGATCTGGCAGCAAATCAGATCGTCGCACCGAACAACTCGGCGCTGTTCAGCGGCTACCTCATGCCGCAGCCGAACGGCAGGCGTTTCGAGTTGTGGGACTGGATCCCGAACCAGAACAAGCGGGAAGACGCATCCGGCGATCTGAGATCGTTCATCGATGTGCTGCAGGAGGTCGTTGACCTGCTGTTGGGAGACGTTGACCTCTTCGTGGACTGCTGGTCAATCGAGCGGTCAACGTCCAACTTCATCGATCTCATCCTGGGCGATCTCGGCAACCCGTTCGGCGACTTTGAGCTTACCGAGATCAGGAAGCGCCGCCTTGCCGCGACGCTCGTGGACCTCTACCAGCAAAAGGGCACGGCCCAGGGGATCATCGATGCCGTCAACTTCTTCCTCGGGATTGTGGTCACCATCGACACGCTCAGGAACACCGGCCTGCAGCTTGGGCTAGACGATCTGTCCTGGCCAGCGTACGACGAGACCGGCGTTGCACCGTTCGCGCTCGACGACGGCGACACCATCGAGATCGCGATCAACGGCGGCGAGACCCAGATCGTGACCTTCGACGCTGCCGATGTCGTCGACATCGGGGCAGTCACCGCAGACGAGGCCATCGGCATCTTCAACGACCAGATCGTTGGCGCCGTCGCGTTCCCGGCTGATGGCGGAACGGTCCAGATCAGGACCGTCGAGCAATCCGAAGACGCTACGCTGCAGGTGACCGGCGGAACCGCGTTTGTGAACTTCGGATTTTCGGGAGACGAGTCTACTGGTGGCGGCTCGTTCGTGCTCGGGACCGGGGAGCAGCGGCTGCTATACTCGTTCAGGGTCGTCTCGCCTGTGGCGCTGACCGACGAACAGCAGGAGCAGATCGAAGCCATCGCGGACTTCATGAAGCCAGCGCACACCCACCTTATCGAGGTGGCCGAGCCCGACGACAGCGACGCGCTGGACCACTGGGTGCTCGGACTCTCTGACCTCGGCCAAGAGACCGAGCTGCACTAGGAGATCGACGTGGCAGATCGACGAGACTTCTACTTCCATCAGCGCGTCACCGAGGGCGAGCTTGACGCCGCGTTCGATGGCGTCGAGCAGGCTACCTGGGATCTGGCAAAGGACATCGGCGTAACCGGGATCATCTCTGGCGCCGTGCCCACGCAATCGGATCCGCCAGATCTGACGATCCAGTTGACCGGGCCTGCGAAGGGGCACGACGGCTATGGCCGCAGGCTCTACATCGGCACGGAGACCGAAGTCGACTGCTCGGTAGACGAGAACGGCGTCTCGACCGCGGTAGCCGCTCCGGGAAACGAGCGCTACCTGTCGGTCTTCATGGAGTTCGACCGGCTGTTGTCTGACGAACGCGTGGACGGCGCAAGCCAGCAAGTCTACTTCATCCGCAACGAGACCACGAACGTGATCGTACGCCAGGGCGCCGAGGCCGCGGCCGGCGCCGCCGTGACTCCTGATCTTGACGATGACCTGATCCTGATCTGTGACGTGCTGCTCGCGCACGGCGACACGCAGATCCTGGACGCAGCGATTGAGACAGATCGGCGGCAGGCGTTCGTGATCTACACCGCCGATCAGATCAGCGCTGACACCGCTGCGCACACCAGGATCAGCGGCGATACCGTGCAGGAGGCGCTGGACGCTGCAGACGCTGCACTCGTGGTCGACGACGGCAGGCTTGACGATCACGTGGACGGGACAGGCGAGCGACACGACGCGGATCACATCGACTTGGACACCGGCGGGTTCGTATTCATCGGCCAAGAGCCAGGCGTGTCTGGTGGCGGCACGCCGCTTGTTTCTGATGACCTGCAGGCGCTGTCCAATCGCATCGACGAAATCCTTGGCGCGCACGTTCTCGGAACGGACGCGGAGCTCAAGCACCCTGCAGGAGACGTGACAGCGGTGGACCCTGGACTTGGGCCCAGCAACACGCTGAACGAGGGCGACAACGTACAGGATCAACTCGACTCGATTCGTACGAACCTTGCAGAGACAGATACCGGGATCGCTGGCACGTGGAAGATCGGCTCCCAGGATCTCGGGCTGGTCGGGAATTTCGTGTCCATTCCTGCAGCCAAGCTCGCCGTACAGCTTTCGGACATATACGGCGCTCTCGAGTTGACGTTCGACACCTACCCGCGGGTCGTTGCCGAATACGCCGAGGCGTCGCTTGGGAACGGGGTGTCTCGAATAACCACGTGGCACGGGGGCGAGGCTGACTTCGCTACCGTGACGTTCACCACAGATCCGGCCGCAGGGAACCCGCACGGCGTGACCTGGTACTGCCATGCCCTTGGCGGATTCACGCACGTCATCGTGAACAACAACAGCGGCGCGGCGCAGGACTACACCGTCCGATTTTGGAAGGTCGGCTCGTAGGGGCCTGATCGACAGCAGCAACGCCAGCGGGCACAATGGGGTTGCCCGCGGCCACAGGCCGAGAACAACAGGAGGCGAAAGCCATGCAGATCCGCATTACCGCTCTGGACGGCCAGGGCGACTTTGGCCCGCTCATGGGCCTGCCGAATGGCGGCAACGTGCCCGAGGGCACCACCCGAACCTTCACCCTGCAGCACCAGGACGACTTCGACCGGATCCGGCTGAACCTGGACACCGCGCAGACGGCTGGCGAGATCACCTATGACGTGGTCGGCTCGACCGGAGACGAAGGCGGCCGCGTCTACAAGCGCACCCTCCGGATCCAGCACAGCGACCTGACCGCAGAGGCCGTGAACGAGACCGTGACCGACGCCATCGGCGCGTTCCCGGCTGGCGCCCGCATGCTCGGCTACCGCAAGAAGGTGGACACCGAGTTCTCGGGCGGCGGCGCAACGTCCTGCACCATCGACGCGGGGTTCAACGGCGCGACCGATGAACTCGACGACGGCCAGGACATCTTCACCGGCGCTGGCACCACCGAGACCTTCGGCGCCGGCGTCAACGCTGCCCCCGAGACTCCGCGCAACCTGGGCGCCCTGACCCTGCAAGCCACCATCACCGCCGACGTGAACGTGGATCTGCTGTCCGCGGGCGATCTCACCCTCGAGATCCTCTACGTCGTGCACACCGCCTGATCCGGCTGGGCAGCCAGCCGCCGGAGATGAAGCCATGGCCAACAAACTCCGCGGCTGGCGCCGCTTGATTTTCTGCAGCGGCGTGGTCGTGATCACCGCCGCAGCCCTCTTCTTCGGCAAGATCAAGCCAGAGGACTGGGTCGAGACCATCAAGTGGCTCAGCTCCTTCTACATCGGCTCCGATGGCGTCGAGAAGATGGCCGGCGCGATTCAGGCGAAGGTATCGGCCAAGCCTGGCGCAACCTCGGAGCCGGCCGAAGGATCAGAAGAGAAGCGAGATCCAGAGGGGTCCTGATGCTCTACGCCCTCATCTCCGCCTGCGCAATCGCGGCCATCGCCGTAGTGGTCGCAATCATCGAGTGCAAGATGGGCATCAAGGCCAAGGCCGCGCTCCGACAGGCAAGGGCGCGGCTAGAAGAGGCGACTGCAGCACAGGCCTCTGCTGAGTTGCAGCAGGCCTCGATGCGCGCAGACGCAGACGAGGCGGTGGCAGACGCAAGGGCGGCGGCCGACGAGATCGCCTCATCGGCCGATACCAGGGCAGAGGCCGAAGGCCTAGAAGACAATCTCGACGACCAGATCTCAGCCATCGTGAGGGAGGCGGGGATCGGAAGGGCTCGGGTCAATGGCGGTTCGTAGGGCTCCGCTGTTTTTGGCCGCTCTTTGCGCAGTTTCCTGCGTCGGGGCGCATGGTGCGAATCAGGCGTATGAGGCAAGCGGGGCGCTGGTTCTGCCCGATCTTCCGACGACAGCGCCAATCCCCGAGCATGTCGGCGCGGCCGAGCATCTGGACGGCATCGGCGTGCCGCACGGTGGCACTCCGGAGGTACGTGGCGAGTGGGTTTGCTACGACAGCGACTCGCACCTTCGGCTCACCCTGGCGCTGACGAGCGACGAGCGAAGATCCGACGCTCGGGCTCGGGAGGCATGGCGCTCTGGCTGGCTGAAGTGCCAATCGAGCCACCTACCGATCATCATCGAGGAACGCCAGCGCTCGCTTCGGGCGTCGCTCGAGCCGTTCGCCGACGATGGCGGGTGGGTTGAGGATGTTCGCGATGCCGCGCCGTGGGTTTCGGTGGCGCTTGCTGTTGGGTTCGTAGGCGGCGCCTGGGTTGGCGCCGCCTATCTCGGCGACTAGAACGGCACCGAGTCCTCGCCCCAGCCTCCGCCCTTCTGCTGGCCGCCGTCCTGCTGGCCGCCCTGCTGGCCTCCGCCCCTGTTCGATGGCTGATCCCATCCCTGGTTTTGGCCGCCGCCCTGTTTCCCGCGCCCGTACCCGCCGCCGCCCTGGCCCCAGCCCTGGTTCTGGCCGCCGCCTTGCTGCTGGCCGCCTTGCTGCTGGCCGCCGCCGCCGCGCCTGTTGCGGTCGGTCTCGACGAAGGTCACGCCGAACGGGTTGGCCTTGATCTCGAACGTGCGGACGGTCTGACCGTCCTTCTCGTACTCGCCGTGCTCCATCTGGCCGACGACGTGGACCTTGGCGCCCTTGTGCAGGTGCTCGTTGCACAACTCCGCTTGCCGTCCCCAGACCACGATCCGGTGCCAGGTGGTCTTCTCCTTCAACTCGCCGCTGCTGTCCTTCCACTTCTCGTCGGTCGCGACCGAGAACCTGCAGTAGGCCGTTCCGCCGGTCGTGTAGCGCATGTCTGGATCCGAGCCCAGATTGCCCAGGACCACCGCCATGTTGACTCCGCTCATTCGATTCTCTCCTGCCCAGCCCGCACGGCCGGGTTCTCGTTGGCGAGCCCTGCGGCGACAAGCCACGGGCTCGGATTGCGGGGCTTGCCCCGCAGTTCAGTCGGGATGATGACGCGCAAATCGTCTCGCGCCCTGGTCATGCCCACATAGAGGGCGCGTCCGCTTTCTAGCACCTCTTCGGTCGTCCGATCCCACTTGGCCGGAATCGACCCTTCGCACGCTCCGTACACCACGACCGCCGGCCATTCCAGACCCTTGGCGCCGTGGAACGTCGTGAGCGTGATGTGGCCTTCCTGCGTGCTTCGTTGCGAGGCCTCTTCGCTGGCCAGCCAGACGAGCAGGTCAGAGATCGTGTTCCTGCCTCCGCGGAAGTCGAAGTCCTGCTCCTCGCCTGCGTGGGCGGTCGCAGCGATTTCGATGGCCTTCATGATGTCCGGCCCGGTGTGCGGCTTCACGCCGCTGAGCAGGGCCTCTAGATCGCCTACGGTCTCCGCGCTGACCGCGTTGATCCACCACTTCTCTGGCAGGCCTGCACTCGATACCTGATCATCGCTCAAGACGTTGCAGAGCCTGGTGCTCGATTCGATGGCCTGCGTGCTCAGGCGCCGCAGCATGGCCTCGGGATCTTGATGTCCTAGCGCCTCGAGGATGCAGATCGCGTCGTAGGTATCGACCGATCCGCGGTGCGCAGTCCTCGCGATTGCCAGGGCGATGCGCCCCGCTGGCGTGCCCCACCACTTCCGATCATCGTGTGGTGGGCTCGCTGGGATGCCTGCGGCCTCAAGAACCGCACCGGCGAAGTCGAGATCCGCCCAGTTCCTTGCCAGGATCGCGATCTGATCCGTGCGGTAGGCTCGGCTTGAGCCGTACCACCCGCTGCAGTAGAGCAGGCCCTCGACGGTCTCGACGAGCGCAGAGCCTAGGCTTTCCTCATCCGCGAGCACGAACAGCGCCTCCGCGTCGCTGTCGTCGCGCATCGGCTCAGACGGCAGATCGCTGCACGCGCAGTCATCCACCAGGGCCTTGCGCAACCTTCTGCACGCATCCGCAATCGGTGCCTGCGTTCGGTAGTTCTCCCCGAGCCGCACCAGGTGCTCGCCAGCGTCGCGCATGCGCCGCATGAACAGGCCGTGATCCTGTTGGCCTTGACGGCGCAGAAGAAAGCCGAAGATCCGCTGAGCGTCATCGCCGACGACGGTCAGGCACTCCGGCTTCCAGGCCTCGATGATGCGCCAGTGATCCGGTGTCAGATCGTGCGCTTCGTCCACGAAAAGGCACGCGATCTGATCGCGCAGTTTCCTCCCTGGCTCGCTGGTGTTCACGAGCACGTCGAGCATGACGAGCAGATCGTCATACCTGATCAGGTTCCGCATGCGCAGTTCCTGGCGGGCAGCCGTGTGCTTCGGCCACCCTGCCAACTGCTGGCCGCGTGCCTCTAGGCCTGCGACCAGATCCTTCTTGCGCACCTTCTTGCGGAATCCTCGGTAAACCGCATCGACGATTGCCTCAACGTCTTCGGGCATGGCGATTCCGAACGTGGAGCCGTCGAACCAGCCAAGCGAAAACAACTCGTCGTGCCCTGCGAACTCGCTGCGTAGCGCGTCCCTGCACCATCCGGCCGCCAGGGCGTGCAACGTGCCGATCTTGGGCGGTGCGAAGCACTCGACTCCAGAGCCGAAGCACTCGCCGCAGTCGTAGCCGTCAACCTTCCCAGATCCGGCGCAAGCGCGGCACGGGATGCCGTCTGGCATGGCCTCGACGATTCGGCGCCGCAGATCCGCCGCCATGCTCCTGGTGTACGTCAGGGCCGCGATCTCGGACGGATGGAAGATCTGGCCCGAGATCATGTGGGCGATCCGTGCGGCCATGACGTGCGTCTTGCCGCACCCTGGACCGCCGAGGATGTCGAGCCTGTGCGTGTCGCGTTCGGCCGCGTCGCGCTGGCTTGCGTTGAGACTGATCAAGACGTGGCCCTCGCGATTGCCGCTGCCGCTGCCTCGTACCCGACGGCAGCAAAAATCGGCAGCAACGCCTCGCGTCGCTTGGCCAGCGAACGCGGCATCCTTGGTCCGCTCGACACCTCTGGAAGGTTCGGATCGCGCCAGAGACGCCGAAGTTGTGGCCCGTTCATGGCGTCGAGAAGTTCGGGAATCGGCACCGTCTCTTCTTCATCCGCCCACGGATCGGCTACTGGTTCGTCTTCGGTCGCCTGCTGCCCTTCTTCGCTCTCTGCGGCGTCGAAGTCGATGCTCGCCCACCCGTCCCCGGCAACGATGGGCCTCCACGCGATCAGGATGGCCTGCGCAACCGCGCTCTTCGACACGTCCGCGTCAATCGCCGCCACCACGTGGCGAAGGTTGTCCCCGTCTATGGTGTCCGCCTCGACGATCATGACCGGGAACGTGCGGCCGTAGATCACCTCTACGGCACGGTCGAGCGCCACTGCCAGCATGACCCTCTGGGCCGCGGACAGCCCGGAGCCAGACCAGAACACACCGTTCGGATCGCGCACGCCGAGGGCGCCGCCGCTGATCTCGATCTCCAAGCCAGGCAGGTACTTGCCGCCTGCAGCGCGGAGCATCCCAAGCCCTTCGTCGATAAAGGCGCGCTGTGCAGACTCGACGACTTCGACCATCGCCTTGGCCTCGGCTTCCGCGTGCTCTGCGGCTGTCAGCCGCTCGCGATCTGCCTGTAGCCTCCGGTAGCGCTCCGCCGCGATTTCTGCATCTCGGAGATCTTGGTTGGCCTTTCCGACGGCCGCCATCTTCTCTCGGACTCGCTCTGCGCGCGTTCCGATGTCGGCGCTCAGGTCGTCGCGCATGGCGTCGAGCCTGGCCAGCTCGAGCTCTACTTCTTCGCGTCGTGCAGACAGCGCCGAGGCGTCCTTCGCGGCGTCCGCCCGCCCGGCAAGCTCTCGAAGCCTGCTGAACTCCTGCTGAGCGGCGTTGCGCCTGACCATCGCCTCGTGCGCTGCCTCGCCCTCGCGCCTTGCGTTGTCCGCTTGGGCAGCCGCCTCAATGAGCTCCTTTGCTGCGTTCGCCTCCGCATCCGTCGCGTGTTCGGCCGCACGCTCGAGCGCAGTCTCTACTGCTTCGGCCTCCTTCTTCGATCTCCTGGCAGCCGATAGCAGCTCACATGACGCGGCCAGATCCGTTTCTGCCTCAAACGGGTCATTGCCCCTGAGCCAACAGTCGCAAGCCGAGCACGGCACGCGGTCGATCTTGCTGGCCCTGGTGCGGTGCGCCTCTAGATCGCGACCGAGGCTTTCCATGTCTCGGCGGGCAGCATCGGCAGCCAACGCAGCCTCACGCGCCGCAGCATTGGCTTCGTTCGTTTCGTCGTTTGCTGCGCGTTCGCCATCTCGAGCCCATGCGAGCTCGGACTCCGCGACCGTGAGGGCGCGATCCGCTTCGGCCATCTCCTGCTTCGACGGAGAAGGCGCGCCATCGCCGATTTCCGACAACTGCGAATCGATCCTTGCCCTCTCCGAGCGCAGGGCATGGGCGGCTCCGTCGTTGGCCTCTAGGCGCGCTCTGGCTTCGCCGTGTGCGCGCTGCGCGTCTCCCAGCGCTTCCGACGACTCAGCCCTTCGTTTTTGGGCGGCTGGGGCTGCCGACGGATCGAACCTCTCGCCGAGTTCCTGGCGGCTGAGATCGGCGCCCTTCTCGATGGCGCGACGGTTCCGAGAGGCCTCTCTGGCGTGCTCCTTGACCTGGCTCCAGATCGAGTCCAGGCGTTCGGTTGGGGTGCCAGTCGAGTCTTCGATGTCGACGACGGATGACCGGATCTGGTGCGCCAGTTCGTCGACAGCGCCACCGCTGGCGGCGAGGCCCGCAACGGCGGCGACCAGCTTCTGCTCGCTCATGCCGATCATGTCGCGGCCGCCGGGCATGTCTCCAGATCCGCCGATGAGATCGAACAACTGCGCTTCCGACGCACGCTTGCCATCGATGAGCAGCACCGGCTTCTTGAGCGTTCCGCCGGCCAACTGGCGCATCCGCGTGATCAGCGCGTTGCCTGTGCCGGTGTCCAGGGTGCCGACCACCCTGATCTCGTGGCCGTGCAGCAGGTCGCGCATGGCGTTGGCGCCGATCTCGAGGCCTGCGACCGGGCGTCCGAGCAGGAAGGCGATTGCTTCGCCGATCCTGGTCTTGCCCGCGCCGTTTGGCCCAGAGACCGTGGTCTTGCGTGTCAACTCCAGATCGATTGGGCCGCCCTTGAGCCCGAAGATCTGGATCCTTCTGAAATACGGGTAGGCCATGGTTCAGCCCTTGACCTCGGATTCCATCGCGAGCGCAAGGGCCGCGAGGAGGAGATCCGAAGGGCCGCCGTCTGCCTCGGGGTGCCTGAGCATCTTCGCCTCGATCTCCACCCCGAAGCGGGCCGCGTGCTCTGCGAGCAGTTCCATCGGCCGGCTGCGCTTGATGTTGTAGAGCGCGAGCCACGCCGCACGACAGCGGGACGTGTACGCGTCGCGGTCATAGTCCGGAGGCAGATCGGCGCCTTGGCCATCGCCAGCGACAGGGGGCTCAGGCTGCTCAGGCTGCTCAGGCTTGATCGCCTTCTTTGGGGCCTCGGGCTGCGGCTTCTGTGCGGGCTGCGCCGTTGGCTTGGTCGAAGCGCTGGCGCGACTTCGCGCGTCGGGCTGCTTCGGCGTCGCCTGCGGCGGCCGATGGTTGGCCGGATTCGGTGCCGGCTGGCTCTGGCCGGCCTGGACCGGCGCGTCGCCATCGTGATCGCCAGGGTTTCGCTGGTGAGCGTGGGCTTCGTACTGGACTGGCCTGACTGCAGGGTGGCCCGCTGCTACCGCTGCGCCGCCGGCTTCTTCGAGGAAGTCGGGCCAGCGCGGCTCGCCCCCGGTAAAGCTCTGCCACGGAACCTCGCGGCCGCGCTCATCCGACATCTTGAGGCGCATGACCTCGAGGCCGAACTGAGCACCGAGGTTCATCGCTGCGTCTCGGAGCGCGTAGGTCTCGGCCGCCTGAGCGTTCATGTCGCAGGCGTCCTCTGGCTTCGGCTGCGGGACGGCCGACGTTCCGATGCCGTCCTTGTGCGTGGTGCGCCCGCCAGGCCAGTGGATGGTAAGCCGGACGCGGCACTGCGCGATGGCCCGGTACATCTCCTTGCCGCGCTCGTTGGCGAACTTGGTTACTGGGTTGCCCATGTCGGGCGCGATGTAGCGGAAGTCGGTGATCTCGTGCGACCAGCCGTCGAACCCGAAGATCTTGTTCAAGTGCATGCGGACGATGGCGCCCGACACGTAGACCCACTTGTGGTAGGGGTGCACCGAACACGCCTCGATGGCGATTGGCGCACCGAGGCACTCGATCTGCGATTGCAGGGCGCCGCCAAAGACGGGCTCCGACATGGTATCCACTCCCCAGCGGCTCACCCGCTGCTTCTGGTTGTGGGCTTGACGGTATGCAGATACCGGGCTGGGCGTCAAGAAAAAGATGCTTGCCGCCTGCGTGAAGCGTCCGGTATCGTTTGGGGCCGCGAAAGGGGGATCCGTGCGCCGCTGGACATTCACCATCGAGGGCATACCTCGCGCGAAGGGCCGCCCTCGGCTAGGACGAACAGGCGCCCTGGCGGGGGGGCACCACTACACACCCGACACCACAACTCAGTACGAGGGCCTCGTTGGTGGCGCCGCCATGGAGGCTGGCCTGCTCGTTGGCGACGGCCAATGCGACATCGTGATCGAAGTCTGGCTCCCCGACTCGAAGAAGAGCGCGACCGGGCCAATACCGAAGCCGCGGCAGCGCAAGGATCCAGACAACGTGGCTAAGGTGATCTGCGACGGCATGCTCAAGGCGGGGACCAGCGCGTTTGCCGACGATGACTTTGCGCACGTGCGAAACCTGCACGTGATCCGCCGCGGGTACAGCAGGCGCAGGCCGCGCGTAGACGTGACCGTGATCGAGGTCTTGGCCGACGCCAGCAACGCAGATTCGGCGCCGGAACCGCAGCCGTTTTTCGGGGCCGCGCCCGCCGAGTTGTACGAAACTCTTTGCACCGCGGCGCGCGCTGCAGGGTGGCGACCGTCCACGGGTGGCGGCTGGGAGCGATGAAGCCCAGGCCGTATCAAGAGGAGGCCGCGCAGCTCGTATTCGCCGAGTGGGATCAGGCCGTAAAAGTTGTCGATGGGCAACAGCAGGTCATCGATCCGAAGAAGCTGAACGCGCTCGTTGTCTGGGCTACAGGGCTCGGAAAAACTGCACTTTTCAGTTTCGTCGGTCGGCAAGCCATCGAAACTGGGCTTTGCCGCCGAGTCCTCGTGCTGGCGCACCGGACCGAGCTGATTCAGCAGGCGAGGGACAAGTGGCTTCGCGTCGATCCTGGCCAGACTGTCGGGATCTACCAGGCAGCAAAGCGCGAGACCTGGGCAAACGTAATCTGCGGATCGGTCCAGAGTTGCTACCCAGACGTTTACCGGCGTCGCAGTTGCCCGGCCTGCCAGTCGAAACCAGATCCAGATCCGTTTTGTGAGTTGTGCGACGGGGACGGCAGGGCAGGCGAGCCAGGGTGTCGCAAGTGCCAGGCCAAGCGTCCAAAACCAGATCCCGACTGCCCGATTTGCAGTGGCGAGGGCGGAGAGGAATACCTGCACCGCAAGGGCCGAATTCACGATCTTCCGCTCGCGGAGATCGATCTCATCGTCATCGACGAGGTCCACCACGTGTTCCGCGAATCTCTCTACACGCGGATCGTCGATGCGGTGCGCGAGGTCAACCCGGCCTGCAGGATGCTCGGGGTCACAGCAACCCCGTTCAGGGCAGATCGGCGCGGCCTCGGTTGGCTGTTCGGCAGGAGCGTTCACACGATCTCGATCAAGCGCGGGATCGAGATGGGCTACTTGGTGCCGCTCCGAGGTGTCCGCGTCGAGATGGAGGTTGATCTCTCGTCGGTGCGCGTCTCGAAGTCGAGCGGAGACTTCGTGGACGAAGATCTCGGCAAGGTCATGGACACCGAAGACGCGCGCGGGCAGGTGGTCGAGGCGTGGCGCAAGCACGCAGGTCCTGGCACTGATGGCGCAGGCGATCACGGCAGGTTGACAGCGGCGTTTTGCCCGACCGTGGCCTCTGCTCGGCACCTCTGCGCGAGCTTCAACGAGGCTGGAATCCCGGCTGGGTGGATTTGCGGCGACAAGTCCATCTTCAACGACAAGCGGCGGATGGCCGTGCTCGAGTCGCTGTCGCGCCAAGAAATCCGAGTCCTAGTCAACGTCGGAGTGCTGACCGAGGGATGGGACGAGCCGGAGGTGAGTTGCATCCTGCTGGTCAGGCCGACGAAATCGAAGGGCCTCCTGATCCAGATGGTCGGCCGCGGGACTCGTGTTCTTGGTCCACCAGTCGAAGGAGCAGAGGATCTGCGTATCGAGTCGTCGGTTGCGAACGGCAAGAGCGACTGCCTCGTGATCGACTGCACCGGGGCGACCAATCTGGGCCTCGCGTCAATCGCAGATCTCACCAACGACGACGAGAAGGACGAGAAAGAGCAGGCCGAATCGCAACCTGGCGGGCAGCCAGAGCTCGAGTTTCCCGACGAGCCCACGACCGTTCGGGTGACCGGCTTCTGCTCGTACTCCTTCGACGTGTTCGGCGGATTGATCCACTGGCAGCAGGTCAACGGCTCGAGGGTCGCGAACCTGGGGGCCGGACGATCCGTGGTCATCTTCGAGAGGGGCGGCCTGTTCACCGTGGTTTGCGCCGGGCTCCGCACTGGCGTTGAGTTCGTCGCGCGAGATGAGCCCGAGAGCGTGGCCATGGAGGAGGCCGAGATCTTCGCCATGGAGACCGGCGAGCCGAACTACCTCAAGCCCGACAACGGCCTGTCGAGGATTCGCGCCAGCGAAAAGCAGCGTGCCTACATCAAGCGCCTTCTCGCCTGGCACCGCGATCAAATAGGCTCGACGCCCTTGTCATTTGCTGAGATCGGACGGTTGAGCATGGCCAGAGCAAGCGCGTGGGCCTCGTATCTCGAAGCGCGGCTCGCGTTCCATCGACGATTCGCGAACGGCAGGAGAAAGGCGGCAGGCTGATGATTCGCGTTTTTGGACCAGGGGAGCGCTGCGTGTAGGCAATGAAAGTAGCGCCCGGCAAGGCGGGCCGGCCTGCCGGGCGCAGTGGGCCTCTGTAGGGGGGCCAGAGGACCGTCTCTGGTGTTTCAGCACTCGGGCAAAATGTCAACGAAAACGCGAGCCTGACCGATGGCGTGGTTTGGCGTTCGCGATTCGGCGAATGACGACATCGACATCCGTTCGATTGCAGAACGCCACGGGCTCAAGCCGCGCCGATTCTCACACAGACTACGGTTCTTTTGTCCGTTTTGCTCTGACGATGACGCAGATCGTAGGCGCAAGGGCAGAACTGCCGATGCTGATCTTCACGAACCTGGGCAGCCGTGGAAGTGCTGGCGCGCTAGCTGCGGTGCGACAGGAAACGCGCGGACCCTCGCGGCGCACTTCGGCGAGCTCGACATCGAGACCCACCGCAGGTTCGAGGCGCGACCGAAGCCGAAGCCGAGACCGAAGCCGACCGAGAAGGCGACCGTACGGCGCGGCTGGGAGGAACTGCTGCTCTCCTCGACAGAGGAGGGCGCGCAGAGAATTTTCCGCTGGGCGCGCGACGTTCGCGGCTGGCCCGAAGGTGTCGCCAGGGCGATAAGCTACTCAGACGACGTGCTCTGTCTGGCGCCAGGAGACGAGTACGGGGGGCGCTCCGGGCGCGCGATAGCCAAGCAAACTGATCGCGAAGGCCTTCGTCTGCTGGTGCCGATCCGGTGTCACCTCGGGGTGATCCGCTCGGCCATGAGGATGTGGCCGGGACCAGGGCCGCAGCCAAACGGAAGCCGCCCGAAGATGGCGCTGTCGAGCCGCATCGCTGGGGCCAGCGAGACCTGGGGCTCGACCATGATGTACGGGTCGATGCCTGACGCCATCGAGGCTGCCGAGTGCGGCGATCCGATCTACATCGTGGAGGGCGCACCGGATTATCTGGCTGCCTCCGGCCTGCTGCTGGACGGTGGCGAATCTGGCGTTGTGCTCGGGGCGTTTTCGGCTCAGACCGCCCGGCGCATGGTCGAGCGCCTTCTGGACGTGCTCGGCGACCGGAACCTGATCGCGCCTCGCATCGTGCTGATTCCGGATCTGGATCGTGCCAGAGAGAACCCGGCCAACGGCGAGACCTACAACCCTGGGCTCGACGCATTCACGGCCGCCGCCGGGACGCTGAGGGGGCGTGCCGGGGTCCACATTCTCAAACTTCCGCGTCGGGACGAATCCGAGAAGATGGATCTGGCCGGCCATCTGCGCACGCAGGGCTCGAGGCTCACCCTGTCGCTCATGCGCACCGCTCCGCTGGTGTACCCTGCACCAGTACGGCTGGATGAATGCCAGGGGGAGATGAGCGAGCGGTTCAAGCGGGCGGTTCTCGAGGCCACGCAAAAGACGCTGGCCGGGAAGAAGACCCTGGTCGTCTATCAAGTCGAGATGGGGGTGGGCAAGACCAGGAGCGCGCTCGCCGAAGCCGCGAAGATCGTCACCGGCGAAAGCGTGATCCCGGTTGTTGGGCGCAGGCCCCGCGGGACGCCCACGGGTTCGTGGCCGCCAATCGAGCGCTCCGTGGTCTTCGCCGCTGGGAACCACGCCGAGGCCGACGAGAAGATGGAGGAGCTTGAGCGCGTCTCACCTGGTACGCGCGTTCGCCACATCTACGGCCTGCTGCACTACTGCAAGTACGAGGAGAACGTCGAAGACGCCTTCCCGCATGTAGGCAGGCGCGGCGTGTGCGGCGATCCGAAGAAAGAAAACGAGTGCCCGCACTACCACGTTTGCCCAGGAGCTGATGAGCCGAGGGCATACCGCGGAGAGGTGACGTTCATCGCGCACGCGCTGGTCGGCAAGATGAAGGCCGACCTGGTGGTCATCGACGAATCGCCTGGTGTGGTCTCGATGGAGACCGTAACCGACACGGAGGTCAGGACGCTGTTCGCGTCCAAGTCAATCCCGCGAGTGGTCAGGTGGCGACAGCGCGGCAACCCTGACGCTGGCGACGCTGCGCAGGCGGTTTTTGCCCTGATATCTCCGCTCGCGCACCAACATGGTGCCAGCGTATCGAGCGGGACCGCAGACGCATACGACCGTAGAATCACCGGGGAAGAACTCGCGACGTTGCTCGAGGACAGCGAAAGCCTCCTGCCGATGATGCGTGCCGGGTTCTCGAGCGGCGCAGCAAAACCGCCGGTGCCGTTCCCGGACGAGATCCGTAGCGGGATGCACGGGCAGAAGCACATGCCCAGCATGTCGGCCTTCCACGCGATGGCCTACATGCTGGACTATTACCTGCGGGTGCGCGGAGAGCATTCGGCGGCAGACGACGAGGCCCTGGTGATGATCGGCAAGGACGGGAAGCCGATCCGGCCGCCGCCGAAGCCGGCCGTTGGCGTGTGCCTGCACGTTGACGGCACCTGGTCTCTCGAGGTGCGGAAGATCCGGCGCCTCCCCGACTGCCCGGTGGTGATCCTCGACGCAACCGGGAGCCAGACCCTGGCCGAGTGGCGTGCAGCGTATCCAGATCGGAAGGTCGTGATCCGCACGCTCGAGGTGCAGGGATCAGGTCCGGCGACGGCGATCCACATGGAAAGCCCGAGCTTCAGCCGCAAGGGCCTGATCGGTCCGGACGGCGGAATTCGGATCGATGCCGTGCCAAAGGTAGAGCGTGTGCTCGAGGCCCTGGCTGAGCGAACACGTGCTCAGAACCCGGAGTTTTCAGGCGATCCGCCAACGCGCCTTGGGGTGCTGACGCACAAGCCGATTGCCGACGCGCTGCTCGGCAATCTGCAGACGCCGCCCGGGAAGCGTGCCCACGAAATCGTAGCCAGGTTGATGGGCCGCGGGTTCGTGTTCGAGAACGCGCATGGAGATCCTACCATCGGGTGGTTTGGCCGGCATGACCGTGGAACCAATGCCTATCGAATGGTGCACGGTCTCGTGGTCATCGGTGATCCGGTCGGGAATTTCGGCGACATCGAGCAGGATGCGATGTTGCTCGGGCTCGAGGCCAGCGATATCAGCTCGGCCAGGACTGCGGCGACGTGTCGCCAGGCAATCGCGCGGGCCCGCCACATCCGCCGTGGAGAAGAGGATCGGGCCGTCTTGATCTTTGCTGGTCGTCGAGAGCCGTTCCTACCGGGTGTGCGCTGGGAGCACAAGCCGATGCACGACGGCATGATCGCGATGGAGAAGACCAGGCTCTTGCACGAGTTGCTGCTTTACGTTGCCCACGCTGAGGGCGTGATCGGCTCCGAGGTTGTGCGTCGCTTCGACCGCGATGGTACAGCGTGGCAAGACTTCGATATGGGATCGGTTTCGGGCCAGTCCCTTAGCCGGCAGATACGCAAAGTGGCCGCCATGAGAAGGTGGCCAAGGCATAAATTCGACCGAACGCTAGTCACCGGAAAGTATCACATCTACCTATGGGCGCCCACCTACGAGGCGGCCATGAATTGGATGGCCACGCGCGGCGCGTAGTGTAGGCCAGCCTGCGGCGTTCGCCGCACAGTTCAGCACCGCATAATGTTCGAGATCATGGAGGCGATTGGCCGCCGAAATACCGGACACCTGCGGCCGTTTTCACCGGACGATACGAGCCGGATTTTGGGCCCAAAATTGTGGGTGCGTTGGCTACAAGATCGACGAAATTGACAAAATGTCAAACTCAATAATTTCAAGCACTTACGGAGCGCCGAAGTGTTGCAAATTTGCAACAGTGCACGAAATTTCTCAATGATATTCAGCATATCGCACAACGTACCGTGCCAAGGGTAGCCGAGATGGGGAAGTCGGCAATTTGTGATCGGGATTCTTCAATGAAGTCCAGCATATCGCTCATCTGACTAGATCTATTAATTAAGGGGCCCGATTTGGACCCTCCCCAAACCAGCCCCCGTAGGCTTGACAAACCGTCCGGTGTTGTGCACGCTGATTGCCGAACCGCTGGAGGCCAAAAGATGGATCGCGAAATGTTCAAGGACTACGGGATCAGGATGGATCCCGAACTCGCGTTCCGGATGACCAAGGTGGCCATCCGGTTGGGCGAGATCGAGGGCAGGGTTGGTCCGGTGGCCCTCGACTCTTTGGCAAGACGAGCCATCAGATGGTCTGCGAACAGACAGAACATCAATCTAGCGGAAACATGCGACGACCGAACGTCGAAGCAGAGCTCGGCCGAGCTGATGGTTGCGGCCGAGGGCGGCCGCAAGGTGTGGGTGAAGTACCCACGAGAATGGTCAGATGACCTCGACAAGATCTGCGCGGACGATCGCGCATCGCTGCACCTATCGCAGGTCTGGCGACAGGCCATCGATGAATTTTGCGAGGAGAAGCTGGACTCCTGGGCCAAGGATGCCGAGGGGTCCACGATGGCGGAAGCGTCCGAGGACGAAGAGATCGCCTGATCGCGGGGGGCTGCGTGGCTGTCGATTTCGAGCGCGACCCTTGGGCCGACGATGATCAGACGCCCGACTGCTGCGTTGCGGATCCGTGGGCAGAAGATGACGCTGACGCAGTGGTCGATCAGTACCTGGAACAGGCGCGAAGGAACTCGAGTCTGCCAATCGAAGACCAGAGCGCAGCAAACCAGGAATCCGCGGCTGAGTTGAGAGCGGAAGCAAGGCGCCTCGGAATGCTGGCGTTCGCCAGCGTGGCCGGTCCGTTCGGAGTGCACCTTGCGCGGCCATTGGTCAGGCTTGGTGACTGTGGAGCCGAGCATTGCCGGATGCAGGTCGTTACCGGGCCGCATGTTGGCGTTGACTACAGGCGGCCGATTTTTGGTGGACCTGCGTGGCACGCGGAGCTTGGCGAGGAAGATCTGGCCATTGCGCGGCGCGCTCCGCACGTCATGGACTCGATTTGAAGCCGCTGCGTCTCGAGCGGATTGATTCGCCTGTCGGCAGGCACTACCGGACTCCAGCAGGCGATCTTCCGAGCGTGACAACGATCATCGGCAAGACCAGGCCAGTTGCGGCTACTCGGCGCATGGCTTCGGCAATGGGCGTTCGCGGCAGGGAGCGCGCGAGAAACTCAGGGGCAAGAACGCTTCGCGGAGCGTCGGGGCAGATGCGCAGCTTGGCTGCTCAGCGTGGCGATGATGTGCATGAACGGCTCGAGGGTTTGCTAAGCGATCCGTGGTGGAGCCATCGGGATATCGCGAGCCTGGACGGCGAGGACGGGTGGTTGCGAAGCGCGGCTCAGTTTCTTCGGCGAGTGGTGGATCCGTTGTTGGTCGAGGCCTCGCTGTTCAGCGAATCGCATGGGTTCGCAGGGACGCTCGACTTGCTGGCAGGGCTTGACGATGGCCTGTTTGCGCTGGTCGACTGGAAGACCTCTGCCGCCAAAAAGCGCCGCGAGTGGATCGGCGACTACGAGTTGCAGGCCGCTGCGTATCGGCAGGGCCTTGCAGAGTCCTACGGGGTGACCGGCTGCGACCGCGCGATGATCGTGGTGTTGTACGAGGACGAGCAAGCCGACGTGTTCGAGATGGATGAGTCTGCACTCGATGCCGCGTGGTTGCGGTTCGGCGTGCGGCTGGCGACGTATCGGAGCCTGACGTGACCTTTGTTACCGCCACGGTTGACTCCGAGCAACTGTGCAGAGTTGTAGGATTCGATCCTGGTGAAGATCAGGTGGTGCTTGCGTGCGGTTCTCGCGTCGATGTGGGATCTCTTCGTTCGGTAAACATAGGCCTGGCGTCCTACCGGCGGCCTGTCGGCAGCCGGTACTGGTGGTCTCAGACATCGAACAGGGCCGTGGCCATGAACGCCAACGCGCTTCGCTCGGTTCTGGCCCGCCGATTTTCCTGATCTTTGTCTTGATACCGGTGCCGGTGTCCGGTACGCTGGCCTTGATTTTTGAGGGGGCGAGGTGTCGGACGACAGGCTCTGGATAACTGACGGCGATCTGGACCTGGTCGAGTACGTGTTTCAGCGTATCGACGAGGTCGGGACGCCTGCGGACGTTGACCTCATGGTCTTGGCCGCTGGTGTCAAGCACGTTCAGCGGCTGGCTTCGGCAATGGCGACCGGGGTCATTGGGAACCTGCGCCTGATCATCGACGCGGGGACTCTTCTGGTTCGAGATCAGGCGAAGGACGAGAGCAAGCGTTCGGACGCGCAGGGCATCGAAGACGCTATCGGCATCGAGCGCGTTCGTGCAATTCGGGTTCACGCGAAGGCTGGTCGGATCGTCGGTCCGAACGGTGCGCATTCGTGGATTTGCTCGGCCAACCTCAACCGAAACAGCCGCCACGAGCAGTACGAAACGACGGACATTTTCGGCCCGATCTTGGGCGACGTGTTCGGCGCGGTGTTTGATCGCGTTCCGCCCGGCTGTGCTGCGCATAGCGCTTCTGGGGCGTACAAGGGGCTCGGGGATGTTCTTGAGGAACTCAAGGGCTCCAGCGTGTCCGTCTACAGGCCCGGCATCGCGATGCCCACGCACATGCTCGCAGACATGGAGGACGACCAGATTCTGTTCGTCGAGCGGGCAGGCGTTGGGGATCTGCTGCCCGGGCTGTTAGATCTGGCCGGCGTGTGCAGAGTTCGCGCCTGCACTTGGGGCGTGAGCAGGTCCGACGTGCACGTCTTGACCGTCGGCCTGGTCGACGGTCGGATTTCCGATCTGGCGGTTTGGCTGCCTGGTCGGTTTGGCCGCCGCTCTTCAATGGCTGACGGATATTGCGCCGTGATGGGGCTTATGCCTGATCATGTCAGATGGAGCCCGAGCCACGCCAAGATCTTGGTCATCCGCGGTGAAGATCAGACCTTCGTGGTGACCGGATCGGCAAACTTCGGGAACATCGGTCAGTTGAACATCATCCGAATCCGGCGCGGAGATGAGGCGCTGGCCGATTTGGCTGATGGGATCCTTGACGAACTCCGGCTCGAGGAACCACCGAAGCAGCCCAGCCTGCTGCAGATGCAGGAGGCGCGCAGTCGATTCGAGCGCGACACGAAGCGCAGTGCTCCGGCGGCGCACTTCGACGAAGACGCGCCGCTCAGCAAGCGCGAGCGTGAGATGTTCGAGGCGGCCTGCGCTGAGTTGGGGATCAGCCCCAAGAAGTTGCCGCCAGGGCTTGGGCCGCGCGACATCATCGACAGCATGAAGTCGGCGCCGGCAGACGACAGGAAGCCTGGCCGCCCGCGCAAGAGCGACCGGGCGATCCAGTGGACAGCGATTCACGATCTGCTGGTCTACGGCGAGGAGTACGTTGACGACACGGGCGTCAAGCGGTGGCGTTATCCTGGCTACGCTGAAGTCGGCAGGCGCTACGGCGTGACCGGCCAGACGGTCTCTAAGTACGCGAAGAAGCACGACATCGAGAGTAGGCGTGCCGAAGTGAAGCGCGAGGAAGACGCCATCGTGCACCAGCACATCATCCACGAGCGAGCTGCCGACAGGGCCGCGCTGCACGAGAAGGTGGACGCCATCGCCCACCTGATAGCGGATCGCTATCTCGAGGGTCTTCAGGCGCCGCGCTCAGCTCCGAACCACATCCGGGTGGACTCGATCAACGACGTTCGGCAAGCGGTCGAGCTCGCGCAGAAGCTCGGCGCAGCGGCCAACGGCGAGGACAGCGACGAGGTGAGGCTGACGCTCTCCATCGAGGGCTTGCGAGATCGCCACAGGGCGGTGTCCGAAAGGCGGCAGGTGTCCGCGGCTGCTGCGCTCGGGCTGGTCGAGGACAGCCAGGACGTGATCGACGTGGTTCCGATTGGCAAGTCGAGGCAGGAGCCTGAGCCTGACCCAGTTCGCTCGGTCCGGCCATCTGACCCGCAGGTCAGCAGGCTTGGAGCAGTCGACGAAGACGAGGACCCCTGGGAGGAATGATGGACTACACCCTCGGCGGCGTTGCCGCAGCAATCCAGACCTGGCAACTTCGCCAGTTCGGGCCGGCGGATCCGGCCGGGGTCGGCCGTAAGCTGGTCGAGGAGGCCCTGGAGGTCCAGGCGGCGTTCGAGGCTGGAGACAAGGCGCATGCCTCCGAGGAGGTGGCCGACGTTTTCTTCCTGGTCCTCGACTGCGCCCGGGCCTGCGGCATGGACTGGGATTGGCTGGCCAAGGTCGCGAAGGACAAGCTCGTGGTCAACATGCGGCGCACGTGGTGTTGCGGCGAGGACGGCCGTTGGTCGCACACGTCAGAGCCAGGGTCATGAGGGCCGCCGATCTCGAGGTCGGTCGGTTTTACTTCATGCGGTTCGGGTGCAAGGCTCGCATCGTGAGGCTTGCAGAGATCGGGCGTTTTTCGCGACTTCCGAGCGGAGCTTACGGCAGGTCCATGTGCATGGGCCAGGTCATGGCCGCCGTGGAGTACGGCGATTCTTTCCGATCCTACGTGCGCAGGGTGGTGCCGTTGCGCATGCTCGTTGCCGAGGCCTCGGCATGATCGCCCTGTTCACCGTCGCGGTGGTGTTTGGCGCCTGGCCGTTGGTGGGCGACGCGGAGCGCTGTGCTCCGGCTGTAGAGGCCCTGGCTGCTGAGCATGTCGCTGGCGTGGAACTCGTGGCTCGCGCCTGGACTTGCGGCCGCGTCGCCAGGGCTGCGCGCGAGCAGGGCGTGCCCGTGCCGCTGGCGTTGTCGGTGGCGTGGTCAGAGAGTCGGTTCGCGCATTCGGCGCGCTCTGGTGCTGGTGCGGTCGGGCCCATGCAGGTGGTGCCGCGGTGGTGGTGTCCAGGTGGGGGCGCAGACGGATGCGACCTGGTTCGTGCTGGCGTGATGGCCCTGCGGGTGTACCTGGCGCAGGAGCGTGGCCAGTTGCGTCCAGCGCTGTGCAAGTACAACCGCGGCGGTCCGTGCAGGCCAGCGGCCGAGAGGTACGCCGAGGGTGTCGAGGCGCGAGCCAGGAGGTGGGGCGGGTGAGCGACGAGATGCACTCTGTACTGGCTGCCGAGTGCTGGACGGCGACAGCTTCATCCGCGAGTTGTCGCCGCTCGAGCGCGAGCGTTTGGCCGAGTTGATAGGGATAGAAAGGCGAGCAAGGATGAACCTGACCGCTGACGCCCTGGCGAGGGCTGCACACGTAAAGGGAGAGCCGCCCACAGCATCCGTCGCGCGCTGCGTGATGTTCGCCGAGGGCGAGCCGAGGCCTGGTCCGTGTCTGGGGGCTGGGCTGGACATCTGCAAGCGGTGCGTCCACTACGACCAGGGCAAGAATCGTTGATCTTGCTGCTGTTGGCCATGGCTGGCGTGACCTACGCGATGCAGGAAGTGGTCGGGCCGGTTTTTCTGCGTCGGGTCGGCTGGCGCTGGCTTGGCGAGTTGTTGTCCTGCAGCGTGTGCACCGGATTTCACGCAGGTTGGATCGTCTGGTTGTTGTCGGAGTACGTCCCGGACGTTGTTCTGTTCGCGTTTGCCGGCGCTGGCGTTGGGATGGTGGCTAGAAGGCTGTGAGGGCAGGTCCGGACGATTGCATGCGCATCCCGCGGGTGACTTCCAGGCGCCTTGCGGCGTGGCGCGTGTTGTGTCCGGTCTGCGGGTACAGCAAGTTGTTTCTGGCGAAGGCCTGTCGAGAGCGTGATGGGCTGTTGACGCTGCCTGCGTTCGAGTGCGCCAGGTGTGGGGTCGAGATCGAGGTGGCCGGGATGCCGATCAAGGAGAGCGGGACCGTGAGGCGCGGTTGCTGCGGAAGGGGGAAGAGGAAGTGAGCAAGTACACACAGGGTGCTGATCGTGCGCGTTCGTTGCGCCACATTTCCGGCATGCTGTGCCGGATGGCGGAAGACATCGAGGCCGTGAAGCCTGGCGAGTGTGCGGAGTGCGTTCGGCGCGTGCGGCGCATGGCGGATCTCGTCAACGTCGAAGTGCCTACGTGGGAAAGCGTCGATCTGCGCCTGGCGGATCTCGAGCAGGCTGAGCGCGAGGCTGACGAGATGTTCGTGGTGCTGGCCAAGATTTCGGACGCCATCGGCGCGTTCCCGGCTGGCGCCCGCATGCTCGGCTACCGCAAGTTGCCCGCTCTGGTGTCGCGGTTGATCCGCGATAACGAGCAGAATTGGGCCATGCTCAAGAAGCACACGGACTCGCTGTACCGCATAGCTAGGATGCTGGATTTGGGCAGCGAGTACACGTTGGCGCAGATCGAGGCGAAGGTCGCGGAGGTGACGAATGGAAGTTTGCCTGACGGGGACCGGTAGGGGTCTGGATGGCCTCGGGTTGAAGTCCAGGACTCGCATGGCGGTGGACTACCTGCTGTCGCGGTTCGAGAAGGCCGGCCTCCCTGCGCCGGCCATTGCCAGGCACGGCTCGAGCGGGAACGTGGCGAGTCTTCAGTGGCCGCCTGCAGACGGCGTTGGCGGCGGCATCATGTTCGAGCCTGGGCGTCCGCTTCCGTTTGGCTGTTGGTGGGATTCCGGCGAGGACTTCGACGAGCTTGAAGAGGAGGACTTCGCCACGGCAGCGAAGGCGTTCGGTTGGATTCGCGAGCGCATGGAGGATTCTGATGTCTGACGGCAAGACCGACGGGATGCACCTCTACGGTGTAGAGGAAGCGTGCGCGGCTGTGGAGGCTGGCCACCCGCTCGCGTTCGATGCGCTGACTGCGGAGCAGATTCGCGCCGCCAGCCCACGAGCCCTGCGTTACCTGATGAAGGTGGCGCGCGAGCACCCGAACGCCAGCGGTCCAGGGTGGCGCATCGACAGCGACGGCCATCTGGTAATCTTGGGGTCGCCATGAGCAGCATCAACGACGAGATCAGGCGGAAGTACCCGGGCGCAGCGAAAAAGGCGGACATCGACCGTTCGAGGGCGGCAGCCATCAAACTGCACTGCCTTTCGTGCAGTGGCGGCAGCCGTTCGGAGGTCAGCAACTGTCTGGTCTACGATTGCTTCTTGTGGCCGCTCAGGCCGTACAGGGATGACCGAGAGCGCCCTGACGGCACGGTGCCGACTGCCGAGGAGTACGGCGAGATGATCGAGGGCAGGACGAACAGCACCTCGTTGGCTGCGTTGGCGGCGAGCAAGCGCGATGGCTGATCCAGGTCAGGAATCGGAGCGCGCCGCATACGGCCTCGGGCTGCCGGCCATATGGTCTGTCTCGATCTTGCTGATGGTGTTGATCGGGGCGCCGGTCGGGCAAATTTCAGGCACCATGGAGATGGTGCTGCTGTTTGGCCTATCGGCGGCGTCCATTGCAGGCGCCGTTGCGCTGTGGAGGCTGCCGTGAGTGCCCAGGTCGGAATCGTCATCTCGCTGATAGGTCTTGCCGGGACGATCATCGTGTCGCTTTGGCGCGTCGGCTCGGTTGGGCGTTCTGTCGGCGAGACGCTGATGTCGATTTCGGCCAGGCTGGATTCTCACGAGAAGCGGATCACGGATCTCGAGGAGGATCGGCGCCGCCGCGAAGCGGAGGAGCTCTCGAGCCTCCGAGCCGAGCTGGCGAAGCTCCGTGGCGACAACTAGGTGGCGCAGTTGGCGCCGATTGTCCTACAATTTCGCCCGGCGGTTCCTCCATTCCCCCTCCGCCTTCGAGAGGCGCCCGCGCCGAGGCCTGGGCGCCTTTCGTTTTTCATGAGGGTGGCCTGGAGGTCCGAATGGCCATCATCGGCAGCGAGAATGGCGTGAAGTCGAAGGCCTTTCACACGGCGATAGCGACGGCGATAGCGTCTGCGCTGGCCATCGCGGCAGGCGTGATCAACAGGCCTTCGCAGCGTCCGAACGAGTCGGTCAGGATCGACAGGCTCGAGCTCGAGCTTCGGGACGGGGCCCGCCGGGTCAGGGACGCCGAGGAAGACGTGAGGCGCCTCAGCGCGCGCGCCAAGCCGCGTCGAGAGCGAAAGCCAAAGCCAAA